GACACTGACTCACCATATTTTGACGACTTGTATTACGTTGGAGAAGTTAAAACAATACCTATAAATGAATTAATAAAACAGTTTCCGGATTTAACTAATTCAGAACTAGAAGAAATAGTTGAAAGCAACTATACGTATAGTTATAGATACGGTTCAAACCGTAGAGGTAACTTAGATGAAGATAAAAATAAAGTAGATGTTCTTTACTTTAATTACAAAACATTTGCTAACGAAGTTTACAAAGTAAAAGAAACTTCTAGTGGATTACAAAAGTTAATTGAAAAAGATGATAGCTTTAATCCTCCTGTTGGAGAAGAATTAGCATTTAAAAAATTAGGTAGAAAAATAGAGTGTTTACACGAAGGAGCTTTAATTTTAGGTACTAAAAAATTACTTAAATGGAATAAAGCAAAAAACATGATGCGTCCTAAAAGTGATTTTACTAAAGTTAGAATGAATTATTCTATTTGCGCGCCTAGAATGTACGAAGGAAGAATAGAGTCTTTAGTTGGAAGAATAACTGGTTTTGCAGATATGATACAGTTAACGCATTTAAAGTTACAACAAGTTATGTCTAGAATGATACCAGATGGTATTTATTTAGATGCTGATGGATTAGCTGAAATTGATTTAGGTAATGGAACTAATTATAATCCACAAGAAGCTTTAAATATGTTTTTCCAAACTGGTTCGATTATAGGTAGATCAATGACTACGGATGGAGGTCAAAACGCTGGTAAAATACCTATTCAAGAAATACAATCAGGAGGTGGTGCTAAAATGCAAAGTTTAATCGGTACATATAATTATTATTTACAAATGATTAGAGATACAACCGGATTAAACGAGGCTACTGACGCTAGTACACCAGATCCTAAAGCTTTAGTAGGAGTACAAAAACTAGCGGCAGCAAACTCTAACACAGCCACTAGGCATATACTACAAGGTGGAGCGTTTTTAACTCAAGAAACGTGTGAACAACTTTCCTTAAGAATATCAGATATTTTAGAATACTCTCCTACTGCAAATGCTTTTGTACAAGCAATAGGATCACATAACGTTGCTACTCTTCAAGAAATGAAAAACTTACATCTTTATGATTTTGGTATATTTTTAGAACTAGCTCCGGATGAAGAAGAAAAACAATTGTTAGAAAACAATATACAAACAGCGTTATCTCAAGAAACTATAGATTTAGAAGATGTTATTGATTTAAGAGAAATTAAAAACATTAAACTAGCAAATCAACTTCTAAAAATTAGAAGAAAAAAGAAAATGCAAAAAGATCAGCAAATGCAACAAGAAAACATGAAAGCACAAGCTGAAGCTAATACACAACAAACACAAGCGGCAGCACAAGCTGAAATGGAAAAAGCAAAAGCCGCTTTAGAAAACGAAATTCAATTAGAATCTCAAAAAGGAGAAATTAAAAAAGGATCGTTATATACAGAAGCTGAAGTTAAAAAAGCATTAATGGATCACGAGTTTGAACTAAACATGCGTATGAAACAGATGGAATTAGAAATGATTGAAAAAAGAGAAATTTCTAAAGAACAAGTAAAAGATAAAAAAGAAACAAAAAACCAAAGAACAAAAAACAGGCATGAGTCACAACTAGAAGATAAAAAAGCGGCTAACACAATGAAAGTTAAAGGATTTGAATCTTCTGGTAACGATGTTATCGGTGGTGGCATGCGATTAGGAGCGTTTGAACCTAAGTAAAAAACAACTAATTATTTAATATTATTTTATTATGGCAGAAAAAACAAAAAAAGAAGTAGCAGAGGTAGCTACTGAAAAACCAAAAGTAGACGAAAGTGTCGAAAAGTTAAAAATCAAAAAACCTAAAATGAAAAAGTTTGAAGAGCCTTCTGACGGAGTCGTAAAGGTAGATCTTAAAGAACTAGCTAAAAAAGCAGAAGATATAGTTAAGGTTGATACAACTAAACCAGTTGAAGAAATCAAAACATCTGAACAAACACAAGAAGTAGAAACAAACGAAACTCCAGTTTTAGAAGAGATAACAGAACAAACGGAAAAGCCTACACCTGTAAAACAAAAAGTTGACACAGCACCAAAGTATCCTGAGAGTGTTGAAAAACTATTAAACTTTATGAACGATACAGGCGGCGATATTAATGACTATGTAAAGTTAAACAAAGATTATTCTGAAATGGATAACCATACTTTACTAAAAGAATATTACAAACAAACAAAACCTCATTTACAATCAGATGAAATTGATTTTTTAATGGATGATCAATTTTCTTATGACGAAGAAAGTGACGAAGAAAAAGAAATTAAAAGAAAAAAACTAGCGTTAAAAGAGCAAGTTGCCAACGCTAAAAGCCACTTGGACGGGCTAAAGTCCAAATATTATGAAGATATTAAAATGGGTTCAAAGCTTACGAGTGAGCAACGGAACGCAATTGAATTCTTCAACAGGTACAACAAGGAATCAGAAGTAAATCAGAAAACACAAAAACACGCTAAGTCAACATTTTTAAATAAAACTGATAATGTTTTTAACGATAAGTTCAAAGGTTTTGAATATAAAGTTGGAGACAAGAGATATAGGTTTAATGTAAAAAATGCCGATAGCGTAAAAGAGAACCAAAGCGATATTAATAACTTTGTCAAAAAGTTTTTGAATAAAGATAATTTAATGGAAGATGCTAGAGGTTATCACAAGGCTTTATATACAGCTATGAATTCTGATGCTATTGCTAATCATTTTTACGAACAAGGTAAGGCTGACGCTTTAAAAGAAAGTGTTGCTAAATCTAAAAACATTGATATGGATCCACGGCAAACACATAGTGAGTCTATTGATAATAGTGGGTTAAAGTTTAAAGTAGTTGGTGGTGATACTGATGATTTCCAATTTAAAATTAAAAGTAAAAAATAACAATTTAAAAATTAAAAAAAATGGCAATATCAAATCCAGGTGGAAATTTGAATAGTGTAGCTGCTCCACAGCAACAAACACTAAATTCAAACTACATCGATTTTACAAGTTCAACCACAGCTGGTTGGGCTCAACAATATTTACCAGATCTAATGGAGAAAGAAGCTGAAGTTTTCGGACCGAGAACTATCTCAGGTTTTTTATCACAAGTTGGAGCTGAAGAAGCTATGTCTGCTGACCAAGTAGTTTGGTCTGAGCAGTCTAGATTACACTTATCATACGTGTGCACAGTAGATGCTGACGGTGATACAAATGGTACACTTACAATTACTACTGACATTGATGGTAATGCAATTACTACTACTCATGGTATTAGAGTTAACGACATGGTGTTAATAGCACAAGCTGGTGTTGTAGTTAAGGCGTTAGTTGTTGAAACTCCAGACTCAGCAGTTGTTACAGTTGAGCCTTATGCTACGGCTGCTTTATCAACTTTATCTGATGGTACGGCTACTGTATTAGTTATTGGTTCTGAGTACGGTAAAGGAATGTCTTATTCCGACGAAACTGGTACGTTTAAAACCGAATCAAGAGGTGCTAACGAGCCTACGTTCAAATCATTTACTAACAAGCCAATCATAATGAAAGATTACTACGAAGTTTCTGGATCTGATGCTTCTCAAATTGGTTGGGTTGAAGTTACAGGTGAAGAAGGTCAATCAGGTTACTTATGGTACTTAAAAGCTGAAGGTGATACTAGAGCTCGTTTTACTGATTATTTAGAAATGAGTATGTTAGAAGCTGAGAAAACAGCTGATGCATCTATCATTGGTTTTGGTGCTGATGGTCAAACTAGAGGTGCTGCTGACGCTGGATTAAACGGCGCTGGTACTGAAGGTTTATTCGCTGCTATCGAAGATAGAGGTAATATTACTTCTGGTGTAACTGGTGTTAACGCTGCTACTGATTTAGCTGAGTTCGATGCTATCTTAGCAGAGTTTGATAACCAAGGTGCTATTGAAGAGAACATGATGTTTGTTAATAGAGCTACTTCGTTAGCTATTGATGATATGTTAGCTTCAATGAATTCTTACGGAGCTGGAGGTACTTCTTACGGAGTATTTGACAACGAAGAAGATATGGCATTAAACTTAGGTTTCTCTGGATTTAGAAGAGGTTCTTATGACTTCTATAAGTCTGACATGAGATACTTGAATGATAAAGCTACAAGAGGTGGTATCAACGACAGAGCAGGTAGCGCAGCTATCCGTGGGGTTATTGTTCCAGCTGGAGTATCAACTGTTTATGATCAATCATTAGGTAAAAACCTTAAGCGTCCTTTCTTACACGTTAGATACAGAGCTTCACAAACTGACAACAGAAAAATGAAAACTTGGGTTACTGGTTCTGTAGT